CAATATCGGTAATTATCAATCAAAAGTTGTTCAAAGCAAATATATTGGAAGTGTTCCAACTAAATTGGAAAGGATTCTTCGCAAACTTGAAAACAAAGACATTTATCAAATTGATGTTGTTGCTGATGCTGGTCTATCTACTATTTTTGCTGGTCAAAAATTTGGTGTAGCATCTTCACTTTCTGCCGTTTTTGATGATGTTTATTATTCAACCGCTGCATTAGATGATAATCTTTACGATGAATCTGGTGATACTGGTGGTAATGAAATTATTGCAAATTGGAAGACTGTAACCGATACTTTCATTAATTTTGCTGAGAAAAATAGAAAAGATGTATTCTTCATTTCGGATGCATTAAGATACATTTTCGTTCAAGGTAATACTCCTACATTGAAAAATGAGGATAAGACTTTCTCTCAACATATTACAAGAGCATTAAAGAATATTTATGGTCCTGTTAATACGTCATATGCAGCAACCTATGCAAATTGGGGTAAAACTTATGATGGCGTTAAAGACAAATATTTCTGGTTGCCAATGTCTGGACATATTGCAGCATTGTTAGGTAGAATTGACCAAAATCAATTCCCTTGGAGTGCTCCTATGGGATTAAATCGTGCAATTCTTTCTGGTATTGTTGAACTTGCAATTTCTCCTAACCAAAAAGAAAGAGATCAACTTTACAGAATTAACATTAATCCAATTGTTAATTTCCCAAATGATGGATTAACAGTATTCGGTCAAAAGACTCTTCAAAAGAAACCTTCTGCATTTGATAGAATCAATGTTCGTAGATTGTTCTTATGGTTAGAAAAGAGAACTGAAGAAGTTGCAAAATACTACATCGGAGAACCAAACACAGTTTATACTAGAACTCGTTTCAAGAATACTCTTACTCCTATTTTTGATCTTGCAAAAAATAATGAAGGTGTTTATGAATATCTCATCAAATGTGATACTACTAATAACACACCTGATACTATTGATCAAAATGAACTTCATGCATTAATCTACATTAAACCTGTAAGAACTGCTGAATTCATCGTAATTGATTTCGTTGCAACTAAGACTGGTGCAACATTTGGTGAAAATGCTTAACCTTTAACCGAACGTCTCGCCACAATGAGATACTGGAGCCAACTTTTTGAAAGGAGAGTTGGCTCTTTTTATTTTATGACTAAATAACTACAAATAATATGGGAAAAAATTTAATAATTGTTGATGTTCAACCAGAATATGCAAAATTCTCAGAGCATATGCACCAAGCATTAGTTTCTTATACGAAGAAATATAGATTTGATAATACCATTATTTTCTTTAATGATGGAGAATATTATATGTGGGATGATAATGAAATTACAATGAGAGAACATTATCTTAATCTAGGGTTTAGTAAAATCTTTATCCAAAAATCACATTTCATTCCTAAACAATATCACTTTTTTCGTAGTTGGATGGATTATGGAGTTAGTCATGATCAGATTGTTTATGTTGTAAAATATATGTTAAACAATGGAATTTTTGATAGTAGTGATATTGAAAATTGGGGTGAAGTATATGATGGAACGGATTATATTGAAGAAGATCATCCAGAATTTGATAGTATTAATATTCCAGTGTGGGACTATAAAATTTTGGAGCGTTATGACAATTACATTTTAACTGGTGGTCAATTTGCTGCATGTCTGGCAGAGATTAGAATTTTATTGGAAGCACTTGATAAAAAGTATGAAGTAAACTATGATTTAATTTATTAAAGAAAAACATCATTTAGAACTAAATAATTACAAACAATCTAAACTATGTCAGACGTATTAAACAAACAAGGTATCCAGTCATTCTACGATGTTGCAATTCGTAATGACTTTGCACGTAAACACCAGTTCCGTATTTTGAATATGGACTTTTTCACTAATGATCCATCTTCTAATATTAATTTAAATTTAAATCAAATTGGTGCAATTGGACCTAATGATTTAGTTTATATGGTAACTGCAAATTTACCAGAAGTAAGTTTTACCTCTAATAAAGTTCCTTATGCTGGTTTGGATTTTAATGTTCCGGGAACTATCAAATTTCCGGGAAGTGATAATTATCAAATTAAATTCCGTCTTCCACAAAATCACAGAATTCGCACAATTCTTGAGAATTGGATGAGTCAGATGTTTGATATTCAAACCACAACTGGTAATTATGGTATTCCTTCAAGATTCTCTAATTTTGTTGCTGGATTACTTGATAACAATGGAAATATTATCAAAACTTATAAATTCGTTGGATGTTTTGCAAAGTCAACTGGAACTGTTGAATATGATTTAGGTGATGATACTAATAATGTAATTGATTTCACTGCAACACTTGCATATCAATGGTTTGAAGTTGGTGATGGAGATAATGGTATTTCTGTTGGGGTATCTGTCAATGTTCCCGGTCTTGGTAGAGTTGGTGGTAATATTCCAGTAGGCTAAAGTAAATTTATTTTAACAGTCATTTGGCCCGATTTTCTTGATTGAAATCGGGCTTTTTTGTGTCTATATTTTTCTAGGATTTGAGTAAATACTTTTCCATCCTCACTCACTTTTGAGTTGACAAATGGGAAATTTTAAAACAAACTATGAGTAATTCAAGTATGAATATCGTTAAGCGTAATGGTGAAATTGAACCGTTCCAAGTAGAAAAAATTAGTAAAGTCATTGAATGGGCAACAGAAGGAATTTCTGGTGTCAATCCAATTGATATTGAAATTAATACAAAGTTAAATCTTAGAGATGGAATTTCCACGAAAGAAATTCATAAAGTATTAATTCAAACTGCACAAGATATGATTTCGGAAGAAACGCCGAACTATCAATATGTTGCTGGAAATCTATTAAATTATCAACTAAGAAAAGAAGTATGGGGAAGTATAAATCCTCCTAAACTTTATGATTTTATTAAAAATGTTATTAAATCTGGCTTTTATGATAATGATATTTTAAATTGGTATTCCGAAAAGGAAATCAATAAATTAGGAGATAAGATTGACCATGATAGAGATTTTACTTTTACATATGCAGGTATTAAACAGTTATGTGACAAATATCTAGTTCAAAATCGAAAAAGTAAACAAATTTTTGAAACTCCGCAATTTGCATACATGCTTATTGCAATGACTGCATTTAGAAATTACAAGAATGGAGAAAGGTTGGATTTGGTGAAGAGAACTTGTGATGCATTTAGTAAGCATAAAATCAATCTTCCTACACCAATTATGGCAGGTATTAGAACGAAAATGCGTAGTTATGCATCATGTTGTCTTGTTGATGTAGATGATAATATGGATAGTATTTTTGCAAGTAATTCTGCCGTTGGTCATGCAACTGCAAAAAGATACGGAATTGGTATTAATCTTGGAAGAATGAGAGGTATTGGAGCAAAGGTTAGAAATGGTGATGTTATTCATACAGGAGTCATTCCTTTCTTGAAAGTATTTGAAGCAACTGTAAAGTCTTGTCAACAAAACGGCCTAAGAGGTGGTGGGGCAACTGTAAATTTCCCAATTTGGCATTTTGAAATTGAAACTATTTTACAATTAAAAAATAATTCAGGTTCAGATGATACGAGAGTCCGAAAGATGGATTATAATATCGCATTTTCAAAAATATTCTATGAAAGATATAAAAAGAAACAAGATATTACATTATTTTCTCCTCATGAAGTAAAAGATTTGTATGAGGCATTTGGTCATCCAGAATTTGATGAATTATATATAAAGTATGAAAATGACCCAAACATAGAAATGAAAAAGAAAGTTTCTTCTGTTGATTTGTTTGAAAAGTTCTTCATTAAACAAAGACTAGAAACTGGTAGAATTTACTTGATGAATATTGACCATGTAAACGAGCATGGTTCATGGTTGGAAACCGTAAAGATGGCAAATTTATGCCTTGAAGTGACACAACCAGAAATTGCATTAAAATCTTTTGAAGATATTGATGCAGAAATTGGTGTATGCATTCTTGCGGCAACTAATATGTTGGAAATTAAGAACGATAAAGAATTTGAAGAAATTTGTAAGATTATTGTTTACTTCTTAGATGAAACTATTGACATTCAAGAATTCTTTAACAATGCTGCAAAGAAATTCGCAACAAACCGCCGTTCTCTTGCAATTGGTGTAACAAATCTTGCTGCATGGTTGGCAAAACATGGATGGAATTATTCAGGAATTACACAAGAAGGTTTAACTGCAATTGATGAATTTTTTGAAAAAA